GAGAAATCCAGGGTAAATATAGAAATGACTCGCTAAGGCGAATTACATTCGTCAAAGCTCCAGAAGGGAAGGCTAGGGTCATAGCGATCCTTGATTGGTGGTCGCAAACAGTTCTTAAGAGTATCCATAATTGGTCTTTCGACCAATTACGGGCTCTTAAGACTGATGCGACTTTCAATCAGGGATCGTTCCTAGAGATTCTACCTAAAGTTGGACCATACTTTTCCTTCGACCTAACAGGTGCGACAGATCGGTTTCCTGTAGCGATACAGAAAGCCTTTATGTCGAAAGTGTTAGGCGAAGAACGTGCATCAGCATGGCACTCTATACTCTGTGATGAAGAATTTCTTGTCGGCTGGACCAATGAATACGTTAAGTATTCAGTTGGCCAGCCGATGGGAGCTTATTCATCATGGAGTATATTTTCACTATGTCACCACTTAATCGTACAATACTCCGCTGAATTAGTCCTTAACCGAACTAATTTCAAGGATTATTGTATTTTAGGTGATGATATAGTGATAGCCAATGAAAAGGTGGCGCGCAGCTACGAGGCTGTAATAACCTCACTTGGTGTACAAATCGACAAAACGAAATCATTAGTATCGAAAGATACTTATGAATTCGCTAAGCGAATTATACACAAAGGGAAGGAAATTACAGCTTTCCCTCTGTCGGCTATGATAGATAACGTAAAGAGCATTTCTGCCCTTTGGTCAACTACCATAGTCGTCAGAGAGAGGGGATTCAACATTCCCGCTGTCAGCTACCCGGGGTTAATTGCCTCCATCCAGTTAGCTAATGACGTTAGTTTTGCGAAATCTAAACGGTTAGCTATGGATTTCGAAGCCTTATACATCATTAAGGAAGGTTACGATCACGAGTATCTTGCATGGGCTGTAAAGCATATGCACGATAGAATCGCTCGTTATCTCCCTTGTGGAACGAACGAGCGTAGACAAAGATATCATCTTGTCTACGATCTCGGTTATTTCACTATGAAATATAAGGCTGCGCTGCTCGAAAACCGTTACAAAAGGTTCCAACATTTAACTTTTCAGTTAACTGGTGAAACTTTTGGTAAGGGTGGAATCGAGGGTATGGGTTCCCAGGCCCACGCTCCGATTGACTTGATGAGAATCCCGCTTGTCTGGATATCGCGTGTAGCGATAAACGAACAACAACGGGAAGTTTCTAATCTTAAAGGGGCCCTCGATAGGGGCGACTTCGACGAATTACTTCGTATGAAGATCTCTCCTATCGGTGATCTTAATAAGATTGTATCTCGTCAAGTCAACCTAAAATCTACCGCAATGCAATCACGCGTTATTAAGCATTTTATTGCCGAACAACGCAACCTTAATAACCTCTTAGAAGCCGCGCTTAACCCGAAAGGGTAAGGTAACGGCGAAGCTAAGATTAATTAAGGGTTTGATTACATTGAATAGGTTTATGTCTTCCGAGTAAACCGGGCTAACAGCGGTTAATCTGTTAGCGGGGCCTTCCGTCGAAAGATGGAGGGTTTGGAATCCT